CTGTAGGAACAGCCGCCTCCGGCGTTTCCGCCGCAGGTTCGGTGTCTTCCTTCTCCGGTTCAGATTCGGGTTCCGGCCTCACAGTTCGGGACACCAACGCCTTTGCAATCTTCTGCGCCGCGCTCAGAACCTCAGGCCCCAACTCCTTTTCGGCGTCAGTCAGCCCAAGTTTCTCAACGTCCAGCGGTTCCTCGATGGTCTTCCGGGCGACTTCTGCGTGCAGAGCCTTAATCTGCTCTTTTAGCTTCTTGCGCTCCTGAGCCATCTTCGGAACTTCGGCGTTGTACTTCCCTTGCAGCACGGCATGCTGCGCCCGAAGTTTTGTCAGTTCCGCCATTACGTCTGGTTGAATCACACCCGCCTGCGGCTTCGGTTCGACTTCCGGTTCAGGTTCAGGTTGTGCTTCCGGCTTCGCTTCCGGCGCTTCAGTTTCGGGAGCCGCCGTGGTTTCCGGTTCGGTCGTCCCTTCCTTCGCTTCCGGTTCGCTCGGAGCAGCCTGCGCCTGCAACTGCTTCAACTCAGCCTCTGCCGCGTCCAGCTCCTTCTGCGCCTGTTCGGGTATGACTGTTTCCTGCGCCATGATTCGCGCCCCTTCCGCGTCGAGCCTTTTCAGGTCTTCGCCGCATTGCGTTCCGAGCCGCTATGGTCTTCGGAACTTGTAGTGCGTCCAACGCATAAGCCGGAACACTCCGGTCTTTATGCGGTTAGTCCAAAGTGACGTAGTACAGAGTGATCTTCATGCTTCCGGCGGTAATGCTGGTGAAGTCCGCGTTCCCGGTAACGGTCACACGTGGGGTCGTCGCCGCCGCACAGAATTGATTCGTGCTGGCCGCGCCCGCGCCGCATCCCACTGTGCCAGCCGCGTAGCAGGAGTTGGTGGTAACGGACGAGAAAGCGTCCGTGTCGCCGCTGATTCCCACAATCACCGTCGCGCTGGTGTCGCCGGTGAACCCGGTGGAAACAACAGCCTTCCACCCGATCACGAGACTGTTCTTGGGCAACTGTCGGGCGAAGTCCTTGTACCCGGTCGTGTTTGTGTTGTCCGTGAACGAGGCGATAGCGAACGTCTCAGTGTGAGACGAACAAAGTTCCAACTGTCCGACCGTCAGATTCTCATGCCGCGCCATACTGCACCCCTCTTTCACTTATGCTTTCCGTGCGGCTCGTGGAGTCTAACCACGAACTTGACCGCACGGGGATAGCTAATGCTGTCCGAACTCCCTAACCGCATTCGGAGCGTTCTCCGCCAGTTCAACCAGCGCGTCTATGAACGCCGCGCGCCCCGCCATCTTTCCGCGATAGAACTCCGTATCGCGCAACTTGTCCGCGCCAACCATCTGCCGCACGGAGTCCTCGCGTTCGGCCTTCAACACGGCCAGCACACGTTCCCAATTGGGTTCGCCGTGCAATGCCGCAAGCGCCGCAATGTCTTCCCTGCTCTGAAACACCTAGAATCTCCGAAAGAGCAACTTGATCGCCTGCCAGAAGCGATTAAAATGCCCCAGCCCGTTGATCGCCTCTCTCATAGCGGCATACTCTACGGCGCTCTTTTCGTCCGCCAACTTCATTACGCTCTGAAAGTTACGCCGCATTTGCCGGCGCATTCGCTTCACCGCCGCCATTTACCCCTCCCTGTTCGGTCGCACCGCTTGGAGCTTGTTCTGTTTCCGGCACGCTCGGTTGCATTGCGGCCATCATCCGGTCAATTTCGTCCTCGCTCGGAACGATCTTGTCCACCGGCATATCCAGCCGTTGCGCCCCAGCCCGGAGCAGTTCGGCCACGCCCTTGACTTGAAGTATCTGCTGCGCCATCGGGCTACCCAGCACCAGCGTCAGGTACTCCATGCGCCGCTTGTCGTTCTGTTCGCGCACCAACGCGCCCATGACGCCGCGCGCCACAACCCGGATATCGCCCTTGAGCGATTCGTCTTCCAGGTAGTCCAAGTCCCATCCGTACAGATGCTCAATCGCAGGCCGTGTCACGTCTTCGTCAATGTTCAGCAGCACCGCCTTGACGCCCTTCGCCGCCGCATTCATCAGCATTGAAAGTCCGCTGGCCGTCTCGCCCGCGCCGCCGACGTTCGCCTGTCCATGCACGAATCGCGGTATCAGAGTCCTGTCGTCTGCTTCGTTCTTAAACCCCTCGGCAATGCGGTCAAGTTCCTCGGCGTTGTTCGGGATGCTGACGTATTCCATCGGCCTTCCGCCATGCGATTTAGCGGAGTCGAAGAACCACAACTTGCCGGGATATATCTTCGTCGGGTCGGTAGCTTGGTCGAGCGCGCGCCGGTCAATGAAGAACTGGCCCCACGATGCCAGCGCAAGGTTGTTCATCATGTTGCGTTTACAGGCGTTGTACCCGTCCTGGCAGTCTGACATCTTCTCAGGTAGGCCCTTGCCCCAAACGCTCCCAGCAACTTTCTCATAACTCGTGACGAAGTAGGGGACTTTGCCCAGCTTATCAGGGTTCAGTGTCGCCTTGACGACGTGTTCCCCAATCAGGATTGCCATGACGTGGTAGAACGCGCTCTCGTCCTCTACCGTCATGCCCCATTCGGCCAACAACTTGCCCTCTACGGTGCCCCAAAACTCAACCCCCTGAATCTGCGTGGCGGCGACACCGGCGTTCTCCGTAGTCGAGCGGTTCTCCATCGCCGCGCGGTCAGAGTCGCCTTCGGGAGTCACGGGCAACTTGCTCACCGCTTCATCGGAAAGAACCGCAGCTATCTCATCGGCGTTCCAACCTTCCTGCGCCTTCTGATTCGCCAGGTCTGCCTTGTCGAATCGAACGACTTCACAGATGTACCCCTCCTGAACTGTGCGGATATTCGCGGCAGGGTAGAAGTCATGCGGGTTCACCGCTTCCCATGTGGGGATCACTTCATCAACAATGACCGGCTGGCCGTTCTGCCACTGCCTGCGCTTGTGCGCCTTGACAACCGGCCCCTTGAATACCGCGCTGGGGTATGTCCAAAGGTACTGCACGAAATCCTTGAACGACCGATACCAGCCGCCCTCAACCATCTGGTCGGCTATCTTAGACTGCATCCGCGCGGCGCATTCGTCGCCGTCTTCCTTGACGGCCTGTTGCTCTTCGTCGTACAGTTCCCCGGCGCGCATACGCAGCGCTTCGCGCGTGACGGTCTGCCCCTGCGCCTGTAGGGCCATGAACTCTTGCATCACGCGCTGGTGGATCGCCAGCTTCGCATCTTCGGGCAGGTCGGGCAGGGGGGTAGGTTCGAGGCCCCACGGCAGGTCATTGCCGCCAACTTGATTGACCTCGTGCGTCCACGCCTCGCCCGCGCTGCACTTGGTATCCGTGATGTTGAAGAACTGTTTGCATCCGCCGCGCTTCTCAACTTCCGCCGATGTCGCGGCGTCGTACTCGCCCTTGCGTCTGCGCTGGCAGTCCAGTATTCGCGCAGTGACTCCGGTACTGTTCCGATGTTGTTCCGCGTCCTCAAAACACTTCTTGATGTACGCGGCCAGTTCAGTGATGTGATGGGGCGGTTCGGTAGAATGGGTTGCGCGTTCCAACTCAAGAGCCTCGGCGTCGAGATCGGAGTTGCTCTTGACGGAAATTAGACCCAGTGGTTTTGCCATGCCTCGTTGCCCCGCCCTATAGACATATTCCCCCTGTCACTTAACGCGGGGGGGTGTCAAGCCCCTTTTCAACAAGCGCATACTTCCGATTGGCTTTGTCGAACGGGATAATTCTGCATTGATAAATGACTTAGGGCTATCAATGGGTAGAAACGGGTACACCTTTTCGAGTTGAGGCCTTCCGCCGTCTTGCCGCTGCCGTTGCTCGTGTGGCCCGCACGGCACGGAACCGAAGGCGTCTGCCTCTGCCCCACGGCTTTGTTTGGAAGTCAATCACCTGCACAAGTCCACAGTCGCAGCACATGAGACGCCAGCCCTTCATGCGTGGATAGCACCATTCGCCGTCATAGACTTGGCGATACTTCACGGTGGTTGGTCTCCTCGATCATAGCGCCATGTATAACTTGCGCGTCCGCAATTAGTTACAGCCAAAATACTTGCCCAAATTGGCAATTCGGCGCCACGTCTCTTGCCGGCATCGTTTTGCCATTGATTCTATTGGCTTTTCTGCAATTTATGCTTGCCGAATTGGGGGTGTTGCCGTCGCGGGTGGTCCGGTAGTGACCAGATAGCAGCGGGACACAGAACGGCGCCACCGGCAAACCCGCTGTCTAGTTTGTCGGCCACGGTGTCCATTCAAACAGCCTCCGTGTACTAAACGCCGTTCTGCTAGGGTTCGAGTCCCGGTCAGAATCCCACGAAGCCCCTCACCAAAGACGACGCCCCCGGTCGTCCTCGGTGATCCCCTGATTGGCGGCCAGTTTCGCCACGGAGTCGCCCTTGCCTATGGGATACGCCTTTACGCTCCGGCGCGGCCCATCCATGCCGTTCAGGTAATTTGCCAACGCCTTGCATACCGTCGCCTGCTCAGGGTCTTGCTTGGCGCATTGCTCTCGCTTCGGACACTCTTTGCAGAACATCGCTTGCCCCTTCTACCCTCAAATCCATCGGCTCCTTCGATTCCGTCTGTTATCTCGGTCTCCTTACCCCCACGCCGGAACACTGGCCGCAATCGGGGGAAGTTCCTCTACCATCGTGTAACTGGTATCCGTACACATGCAGAAGTATTGGCAACAGTCGTGCAAGTGCGAGTAGATATTTTTCAACGGAACATCGTGATACCGCTCCGTGCCCGTCACCCGCACGCGCGCAAACTGGTATCCCCCCAAGAACCCCTCACGCAGCAACTTGCAGGACGGGTCTATGATAAAACCGGGGTGGTCTCCTATCATCCGGCTCAGGCTGGATACAACCGACTGTCGCCGCATGAGAAAGTCATTTGTCCGCGCCGGTCTAGTAGGAATCCCCAGCCGCCCAAGTTCTCCAATGGGCGTCGCCTCATCAACCTGGCTTCGCTGTTCACCCGCCGGGTCGCCCGTGCTGATGATGCTCATATCGGCAAACTCACCGGCCAGCGCGGGCTTGACCACCGTATTGACAAACTCCCGCAATGCAGTGTTCTCGCCCTGAAATTCCCGCAGTATCCGTATCTGGCCGTTCGGCGCAATCTGTCCAAAGAGACACGCCGGGGTAAGGCCCCAATCCCAAGATAGATACAGCGGCAGTCCCTTGTACAGACCCAGCGGCGTCTTGCTCATATGCCGCGAATCGGAGTAAATGTCTTCATAGACCGGCTTGCCGTCGAAGACGCTTCCATACTCACCCAGAATGTTTACCCGTATCCACTCCGGGTCTTTGCCCGCCACGGCCCGCAAGTAGTAGTTGAATCCCTCGTCAATGTTCTCAATGTTCTCCGCTTTGGGGATGCCGGGAACTTGGCCGACGTTGGGTACATACTGACCCTCTTTAGTGCGGATCAAAGCGGGGGGCTGACGCCAGAATCGCCAACCCTTCGGCTTTTCGACTTCCGCCATGCGATACCACCAGTGCCTGGTGTTGGTGGGGTTGGTGTCCATGATGATTCCGCGCCACTTATTGCCACCACTCTTGGGGGGAGGCCAGCGCCCTACACGTAAGGTCAACCAGTCCAACAGTGACTTGTTGATCTCGCTGGCTTCGTTGATCCATACCCCAGACGTTTCGTAGGAGCGTAGTCTTCCAATGTCATCCGGCGTATCCAGGGCGAGAAAGTCAACTTCCAAGTCCAAGAATGTCTTGTCAGGCAACGGCCTTCGCAGGCGACACACAAACGGCGCTGTTGCGGATATGGGCGCGATGTCCGGCGGTATCCATTCCTTCCACGTCTTGATTGTCGTATCGCGTAGTTGGCTATACGTGTTTCTGACTACAACCCACCGGCTGCGTCTCTGCCCGTCAAAGACGTTCTGTTCCGCCGCGCGCCGCATGATTTCCATACAGCAAGCCACGGACTTACCGCTACCCGGTGGCCCCATGACGCCCCGAATAAACGAACCGTCGGCGTGAAACTGCGCCAACGTAGGAGACGCCACGTAGGTTATTTTCTTCTCGTTCACCTGCCCCATTTGCCCCGCCCCTTAAGCCAACTCGACTCTCACGATTACTTCGGATGTTCCATTTCCTCTATCAGTTCGAGAATCACGTCTGCGGGTACGCCGCGACGGAGAAAGTCCTTTGTGCGGTCCAAGACGCCACACGACCGTAGCACGCTTTCATGCACTCCATTTGTGCCGTATGAATCAAAGTAGCCACGCGATATCACTACGGGCATTTCCGAGATTTCTCTTATAGTCATCGCTACTGTCACTCCTTCGGCGGCGTGCCCACCCTCGGATACTGAATCGCCACCATATGTGGCCGCGTGTCTTTCGGCCCGCGTTTTATCCTCGTCCCTGAAATCAGTGTGCCACTGCGTATCCCCAGCGAACTGCACATCGCCCACGGCAGAGTGAGTTCCCGGCCCGCTGGAATGTTATGTTCGTCCATGAACTGCTCAGCCCTCAGAACGAAGTCAATCAGCCAACGCCTATTTCTTAGTCTAGCCATTCGTTCACTCCTTCGGCGGTTCGGGAAGCGGCATCCAATGGGTAGGGGCGTTACCGCTCCCGCTGCCTATCTGACTATCCCACGCTGGGATACGGTCGCGCCGCGTGTCCAACTGCATTCGTCCGCCCCGCATCCATTCCTCACAGTTTGGAGTGAAAGACAAAACGGGCTGTCCGATGTCCGGCAATCTCTCGCTGCACGGAATCCAGCGGTGTTGTTCGCGTAGGCTATTAAGTTCTTCTAAGTCCTTGTCATGATGGCGTATCGCAGACTTATACTGCTGCTCACTAGCCGCCAGAGCCAGCCGAAGCACCACAATCCGGTCAGGCAGATTCGCAACCCCATACTCCTGCACCACACGTTCAAGTTCCTCCCAATACGCCACTGGATGCCCCATGAACTCCGTGATCTCCGGCGACTTCTTCGGTTCGCAACAACCCATGCCGCTCGGAGTCAATCGCACTTGCAACCACGCCAAGCACTTGAAGCAGACCAATGCTCCGTCGCCGCTATCGCGCGTGATATTGTCGTGGCACAATGGACACTTCTTGAGAACTTGCGCCATGTTTCCTCTCCCAGAAATTAGTCTTTCTCGCCGTGGTATGACGGCATCGCCAGCAAAAACAGTAGAGGCCACGCGCTCTTTGTGACGTAACATGCCACGGCTATTGCGCCAAAGAAACCCACGTACACTACTGCGGCTACCATTTTTTCGTGACCCCCTATTTTTTTGCCCATACCCCTGTTTCTACAGGGGGTGTACCGGAGGGGGGTATCTCAAAAAACCCCTCGCGCCGCCCACCCACGTACTCAGGCACTCAGCCCGCCGCAAAGTGCCTTCTACAAAAACTCCAACCAAAACCGATCAAGCAGGCATTGAACTTCTCACGACCGTTTTTCAGCCAAATCGGAGTCGTTGGCACTGCCTGCGGTTTTGTCTCCACACGCCGCTGCGTAGAACTCGTCCAACGTGAAGTCGGAGTGAAACGTCGTACTTCCATCACGCCAATGCACCGATACACATGCGCCCTGTAGGCCCGTACCGGCAACCTTGCGTGCGTTAACCACCTGCTCCGGGTCAAACACCAATTCTCCCACTCTGCACAACATTTCAGTCGCTCCTTCAAGGCACTCTCTGTCAGAAATCTAGCCCGCTTTTCATCCTTCGTGGCACTTTGGTACTACCCCCTCCAAAGTCGTGTCATAAACCCTTACAGCGTAACACTCCCAAAACGCTTGTTTTCTGACATGGCAACCGCCTTAACGGCCCAAATCAAAGAACCGAGAAAACCGACTACTTACGCGCGTGCTTCTTGTGCGCCGTCGCCAAGTCTGGCAATGCGTCCGAAAGCATGTGTCCGACTCTCGCGGACACTTCACTCATCTGCGGATGCGTCATTACAAACAGCCACCCATCAGCCGCACCTGAAAAGTCCGGCGCAGGTGCCCAACGTAGGCCCATTTGTGCGGCGCACATTTCGATAGCCTCATGGCACAACTCAGTCACCACTCCGGGCCAGTCGTGGTCGAGTCCAAGAGTCATTTCCGCCGCCCCGCAGTCAAACTCCGCACCATTACCAGCACGGCCATAAACCCGGATGCTCTGTATGCCTAAAGTGTATGTGCCTATGAGACGACGCATGAAATGGCCTCAAAGAAAGAGGGGGGGCTACCGCCGAGTCGTCGCAGCGTTACAAATAGTCCACGAAAGAACCATCTTGTCCACGTTCTTCCTGATGGCCTCGGCCATGCGCTCTATGGCAAAATAGTAATCCGGTTCCAACTCCAATCCACGAAGATCGTTCATGCGACTAGGAGAATACAAATATCTCCACGCACGCTTCGTAATCACGCCAGATTCATCAAAGGCCACCAATGGGTTACTCATGGAAACGCTTTCAAGAAAGAGGGCTATCCCCTATACGCGGCGTCTCTAACCCCACCCGCCACTTTCTATGCGGGGGCATACCGGGGGGGAGTGGCCCCTGCGCGGCTCCCCCTCGCATCGCGTGTGTCGGCGCGCAACGCGAGAAGGAGCCGAGATGCCCCGAACCTGCCCATCATGCAGCCAGTAACGCGCAGTGAATCGCTTAGAGTATTTGTCTAGACCTCGCCCAGCCAGCCCGCGCGCCAGGTGCATCAACCATCTGGCATAGCCGAGGCGTAGCGCTAAATCGTCGCACCCTCGGAGCGTCACAGTTCCAGCCGGTCTCATTCCGCTGCGTTTCATTTCGTCCTCTCCGCGAGTGTGCTGTGGTACTCATTCCCAACGTCTGATATTTCCGCTTATGTGTCCGATGTCATTTACCCACAACCTGTTGTGTATTGTCCTTCGGAGTACCCACAACCGGCGGTATGTCCAATTTCGGCGTTTCGTCCTCTGGTGTCACCTCCACTGCGCCGGTATCCTCTGGCTTTGGCAACTGCGGCGGCTGGATAATCTCAGCGTCAAGGATCGGTTGCTCTGCGACCGGCGCGACCATGCCGGGAATGACGATCTGTAGCACGAGGGGGGTTGTTGAGGCGTGGGACTCCGTGAATCCAGCCAGTTTGTGAAGCTCTTTCGCTGCTTCAAGGGAGTCTCGGAGCTTGGCATCTTCGACGTTGCCAGCATTCTGCACGCGCTTGAGCCACTCCATTTGACCTTCGCGCGTGATGTTCTGCTTATCTGCGTCCTCTTTGTCTAATCGTTCAATTTCTGAACGCACGCGCGGACTATGTAGGTTGAATTGAACCATGCTGGGAGCGGATTTTACCGTGTAACCCGCTCTGATAGCGGCCTGGAGGCCGTTTCGATCCTTTCGGTATTCCTCTATGAAGCGTTTTTGTTTTCCGCTTAATTCTCCGCGTTTCGTCATAGTCGTCTCGTTGTGGTGTTCGCTGGGTTTCCGTTATTACTTTGTAATACAGCCATCATAGTCAGATCGTTTGTAGGAGTCAAGTAGTTCTCCGGTGCCGTTCCCGGTCTCTTCACAAAAAATCTCCATCTCCGCTTGTTTCTCTGTCCTTGAGACCGTGGGGGATTACAGTGGGGCGCTGTCTGTTCTGTCTGTATTGTCTGTACTGTCTGTTTGTATTGTATTGTATTGTATTGTATTGTATTGTATTGTATTGTAGATATAGGCACAGTCGATGCCTGTATATGGATATACACGGAGCGGTTATAATCTATCGTTAGATGTTGCTATCATTGGGGTAGTGATAAGGCAAAACAGGG